AGGAAAGAATTAAGCAAAGAAACTTTGTAAAATATGGATTGAAAAAAACCTAATAACAAAAAATTATAAAAATGATTACCAAAAGAATTTTTAAAAAGTTTTTAGTTGAAATGCTAAAAAGCGGTCTTATTAAAATGGTTAAAGTAAATAATCAAATAAGATTTAAATACAACGATACAATCTTAACCAAACAAGATATTGAATTTTTAATGTTAGCGTACAAAAAAAAACCGGTTAAATAAATTAACCGGCTTAGACAAAACAATGATTACCCTAACCATTATTTCATTCACTTACCATACAAAAATATGAAAAATACTTATTCAACAATAGTTTTTTTTGAACCTGAATTAAATATATCCCCCCGTAAATATAGAAACGTAACAAATTTGGATAGTTTTGCCGATTTTTGCCGTAATTCAGGCGCAAAATATATAAACGTATACGAGAAGTCCACAAAACGATTTTATTGCCGCATTTGGCTTAATAATCCCCATTAATCCCCATAATTCCCCCCAATATCAAAGAACCGGTTTAAAACCCGGTTTTTTTGTGCATATACACTTGATTATAGGATAGGTTTATTTTTAAAGGTGTAAATGAATGAATGTGTAAGAAATTAAACCGGTTTAAGTGGTTTAAAATAGGTGGTTTAAATTTTATCTTCGCGCCTACAAGCGCGAAGATATAAATTTTTAAACTAAAAGTTTAACCAACGCACACATTTTTTAAAAAATTTTTGTTTTTTAGGAAAAAACCTTAATTTTGATGATATGGTAGCTAAAAAATGGATTGGTTTGTTACTGGGAGCCGGTGCGCTATACTGGATTTTTAATAAATTCAGGTTTCAGCAATCCCTAACCTATATTCCTACTAAAATTAAGGTAGGGGGTAACATTTTGAACCCTGAAATAACATTAGGGGTCAAATTATTCAATCCTACAAATGTTTCAACCTCATTTGGAAATTTAGATGCTGAATTATTTTTAGAGAGTGGTCAGAAGGTTGCAGATGTTACTTTTAATCAGATAATTAATATTCCCGGTAATTCAGAAAAGGAATTAAATATAGTTGCAAATACTTCTTTATTAAATTTAGTAAATACGGCAAGTATTTTATTTACTTCAAAGCAATTAAATTTTGTTTTGAAGGGTAGCGCAAATATTGATAGAATTCCATTACCATTCATTATTAATTATAAGTTCTTTGCATAGTAAAAATTTCATACTACAAAAGCTAAGTCCGTTTAAAAACTATAAAAAAGTTATTACAACCGACCAAAGCACAAAAGACATTGTTAATGGGATTGTTGATACTCATTATAAATGGGATAGTGAATATGATAAAATAAGTCAGTATTTTGTAGGTGCAGATGTAGAAGAAACGGCTAAAAATGTTTGGGAGTTTTTAAAAAACAATGTTCCATATTACATTGAAAGTTCAAACAATCAAACATTAAGAAGTCCGGCAGCTATTGTTTCAATGCCGGGGGATTGTAAAAGTTATGCATTATTTACAAATGGTATCTTTTCAAGTTTAGCAAGAAAAGGTATTATGAATGTACCAGTGGCTTATCGTTTTGCAAGTTATAAGGAAGGTATAAAAGAACCCGGTCACGTTTTTGCGGTTTTATTTCCCGGTACTAAAAATGAAATTTGGGTAGACCCGGTATTAGATAGATTTAATGATAAAAGTAAACAACCAACATTTTATAAAGATAAAAAAGTTAAAATGAGTTTAATAGCGTTAAGCGGAATAGATAATAACTATTCAGCACAAGCAAAATTTAAAGAAATGTCAGCTTATCGGGATCAATTGGTTCGTGATAGGGATAGGCTTTTAATTAGCGGAAAAATTAAGCCGGGCGGTTCTAAAGAATTAGAATATAAGGTAGCAATTAACAAAGTAACAAAAGCATTACAAGATATGCCACAAATAAGCGGTTTTGCAGATATTTTAAGTAAAGTAACAAACGTAGGTACTAAGGCAAGTGATTTAGCAAACCCGGTTGGGATAGCTTTTGACGCCGTTAATACATTAGTTAGTTTATTTTCAAATAAGCCTAATCCTAACGATTGGAAGGGATGGGATGCAAGTGATGTAAGAATTAATGCACCAAAAGGAACGAATGCAATCAATTGGATTATAAATGATGGGGATAGCGTACAAAATGAAGCCTTAAATCTTGTTAGATATGTACAAGCAAACGGCACTGGTAACATTTTAGGTTTTTCAAAATGGTTTAATAGAAATATTACAATTGAAGATTTAGCCGACAAATTAAGCCGTGGTGGTTTTCAACAAGAGGCGCAAGAGTTAGTTAAGCAAAGTAAATCTATTATTCCAAGTTCTTTAACCAGTCAAAAAGCCGGAATGAATATATTATTGACATTAGGACTTGTAGCCGGTGGATTTTTATTAGTTAAATCATTTGCAAAAAAATAATACAATGACCGCAGCACAAAAAATAGCAAAAGAAAAATTTAAAAAGGCAATAGCTATTCGTAAAAAAACGGGTGTTTCATTAAAAGAGGCATTTGCAGAAGTTTACGGAAAGAAAAAAGTAGGCGCAGTTAAGAAAAAAGCGGCTAAAAAAGTTGTTAAGAAGGCAGCGCCTAAAAAAGCTGCAAAAAAAGTACTGAAAAAGTCAGCACCTAAAAAAGCGGCTAAAAAAGTAGTACAAAAGACTAAGCCAAGATATTCGGCTTCAAAACATACTAATTGGAAAACTATTCCGGCACATAAACGCAGAGTAAATGGAATGGAAAACCACAAAGACACAAAAAGCCATAATGTAAATATTAGGGTTGTTAGTGGAATATCTAAAAATGATGAATTAAAAAGGCTTACGCAATTAGGTACTGGAAGTACAAATAAATTAGTGAAAAAAGTTTCTACTATCTTAAAATCAAAAGTTACTAATGGTGGTTATGATAGTTTAAGAAGTTTAATGAATGATGTTTTGCGTAATGGTTTACAATCTGGAATAATTAGTGATTTAATTTATTATAGTGATACACAAGCGTGGTTTAAAAGATATAAACCCGAAATTATGAAGTTATTAAGAGAAGTGATGTTTAATTACGGAACTAATAACCCAGCGGATATATTTGGTAAAAATTGGGATATTGATGACCCATTTGCACAAGACACACACAATCAAAATTTATTAGCGTGGTTTTCTTTTGAAGAAATTACAAGAGAATTAGCTGATACATTAGGTTATGATTTATAAAATAAAATTTTTCTAACAATAATTAAAAACAAAAAAAATGCGTAGAAAATCGTACAAGAAAAAACACGCTCCACGCCGCAGACGTAAAATGTCAGGTATTGGTGCAGTGGGTTCAACTGCTATGAGCGTTGCCTACACAATTGCGGGTGGCGTTGCCGCTCAATTAGTTACAAAATTTGTTCCAGTGGCTAACGAAAAAATCAAAGCGGCTATTCCAGTTGCAGTTGGTTTATTACTTCCACGTTTTGTTAAAGGCGCTGCCGGTCAGGGTCTTGCAAATGGTATGGTTGCGGTTGGTGGTATCAAATTAATCCAATCATTTGGCGTTCTTAATGGTATCGGTGCGGTTGCATCTGATAGCGATTATAAAACACCTATGATTGCTGCTATGTACAATCGTGAAGGATTAGTTGATACTTCGTATATGACCCCATCAATTGCCGGTTTAGACGAAGAATGTTAATTCATTCATTTACACCTTTAATTAAAAAATTAAAAAATAAAAAAAATGGCAAGTCAAGTAGGACAACGTATGACATTTGAAAACGCTAAAGCGTTAGTACGTTCATTAGGTTATAGTGTAGACCACGCAAAAATTACACAATCTTATTTAAGAAGTGAAGTTGCTTTATCAACTTCAAGCGCAAATTATCACATTCCAGTATTAGTAAACGATACCCAAAATGGAGCTGTGAGAGTAAACGAGCGCCGTTTAAATCTTCAGGACATTTTCGTAGCTACGGAATGGTCTGTAATGTTTGGTATCGGTAGTGCAACAAATACTGCTGCTAAACTTTATTCATATCCTAATACTACCGCATTTACCGGTACAAGTGATGATGATTTATGGAGTTTATACAATGGTTACTTATCATTAAGCATTAACAACGATTTAATCGTTCCGGCTTATGATGTATTCCGTAGCTATTTTGTTCCACAAACACAAGGTGGTGTTGGTATTACTGCTCAGACAGTTTTCCCAATTGATCAGCTAAATGCTTCACAAGATAGTTTCTATCCAGTTGAACCAGGTATTGTAATGAATGGTGCAGCTAACATCAACTTCCAGTTGATTGCCGGCGGCGCTCCTGCAACAATTACTGCTAATAGTTTCATTTGCGTTCAACAACGTGGATTGCTACTACAAAACGTAACAACTGTAAAATAATTATTTTACAATATAGTTTAGCTAACTATAAAAGCCGCTCAGGTGGGGGAGCAAATACCCCACCCTATTTTATTATTTATAAAAAAATTGTATGAGAATAAAAAGGTTTCAAGGATTGGAAGTCCCGGTTGCTTCGGGGTCAAGCCTTACAAAGTTCTTTTTTAGCGACCAGCCTCAATTGAGGTCAGCCCACATACAAGCTATTCAGGTGTACAATATTAACGCTACTCCTTATAGTATTTTATCAGGTTTACCCGGTGTTACTGATGCCGATTTAAGTAAATCTTATTTAACACTATACCAAGGCGATTTGCAATTGATTTATCAATTGCCATTGGTTGCGTTATCTAATATTGTTAAAGGCACTGGAGCTTATGTGTTTGAATTACCTGAAATGAATGACCAAGATATTAGTTGGACTAAATCTTATATCAGCCTACCTACTGCATTAGCAACTACTGGTGTGGCTTATTCATTTGGTGTTTATTATTATATGTAAAATCTTATTTGTTATGGCAGCGTTTAGACCCGAAATATTTACAATTGATGAAGTTCTTAATTTTTACGATACCGCAGAAGGTAACGATTATAAAGTGTATGCCGGTGTAAACCCAAGTCCACAATATTTGCGTTATAACTTTAGCGGGGATAAAGAAATTGGGCGTCAGGAATTGCAAATGGCATTAACGCAACTTCGTAACAATGTAGAAAACTATAATCCATACCTGATACAAGTTATCAGCGAAGAAAAAGTAAGTAAGGGTAGGAAAAAAGAGCCTATCCTTACTTCTATTTCGTTTCAGTTAAATAGACCTCAACAATTTTTACCTATGAACCAAATGGGTAACACTGGAAGTCCAAGAACTGAAATGTTATTAGAAAAACTAATAGAGCAAAATGCTTTAATGCAATCACGCTTGAGTGCATTAGAAAGCATTGGGGAAATGGAAGAAGAAGAAGAAGAAGTTGTGCAATCACCTATTAACGCTATGTTGAGTAATCCAGAACTTCAACAAACGATTATAACGGCGGTTATGGGATTGGTTGGTAATATGTTTACCAAAACGGGTGCGCCTACCGGAATAGCCGGAATTGAGGATAATGATGAGGCGTTAAAAATATTACATTCCTTAATGGAAAAGGGTGTAACAATTGAGCATTTAAGAAAATTAGATGAAATGAACTCAATGAAATTGAAATCACTTTTAATGATGTTATAAAATGGCGCAAAGTAATTTTTTTAAGGATAATCAAAATTTAATTATTGGTGGCGTTGTTTTATATTTTGCATATACCAAAATATTTAAACCACTATCAGAAAGTTTTGGATTAAGTAAAAGTGCAGATGAAAAAAATGTAGATAAGGAAATTACTAATCCGGGTTCTGCATTTAATCCTAATTATTGGCGTAGTGTACCTAATGCACTAATTATAAAAAATGATGCGGTTAATAAATATATTGATACAATTTGGAACGCACCCGGATATTTTTACGATGATTTTGATGCTGTTTTAGGCGTTTTTAAATCACTTAAAACGCAAACGCAAGTATCTTATTTAGCTTATAAGTTTAACGAAAAATATAAAAAAGATTTGTTGAACTGGTTATTAGGTGGTACGTTATTAACTTACCCGGCGGATAGATTTAGCGCCGAACAAGTTAATCAGTTAATTACATTCGTTAATGGTTTAAAAAGAAATTAAAATGAAAAATAAAGGCTTATCATTGTTATTGTTGTTATTAGGTGGTGCTGCGGTATACTATTATTATAGTAAAAAGAAGTATAAAGGTTCGGTTATTGTAGATCCCTTAGATAAGGGAGAATTTGTACCTGATGCTGCAAATTCAGTGCAAGATGTAGTAACACAATTAAATAGTGCTAATAGCGTTAATATTTCTATTTTAGACCAAATAAAAGAGATGCAAAAGCCAAGTCCAGTTATAACATATCAAAAATTTTATAAACCGGATGTTGAAGCAGATAGCAAAGAACAACCTTATCAGTCTTTTTACGCTACTATTAACGGAAAAAAAGTAGGCGTTCCCTATTTACTTTAATTCATTCCTTACACCTTTAAAAATAAAAAAATGAGCAATTTTGAAATAAAAGCCGGTATAATTAATGTAGATATTAATATGATTACTTATGATGCAAACGGATATATCACAACCGATTGCAATAGTATTTTATTTGTTAATTATGGAACAAATGCGGTTCAAATTGACCAAATAGTTTTACAACAAAATCAAAGTTTTCAAATAGAAGGAAATACCGGGGAATTTTTAACAACAAGATTGTTAGCGACATTTATAAACACCGGCGGTTCAAACAATTTAGTTTCAGTAAAGAAAAACTATCTAAAAAATGCCTAATATTAATTTATCTATATTAAATCAAAAGGCTACCCCGTCTTTTTATGCCGATATTTTGGCAAATAGACCGGCGCCGTCTTTTGTTGGAAGGGTTTTTATTTCAACCGATACTTATGACTTATATAGGGATACCGGTTCGGCGTGGGTTTTATTAAGTCCATCAAGCACTGGAACAATTACCGGTGGTGGTTCTTTATATCGTGTAGGTATATGGACAAGCACTTCTAATTTAGGGGAAAGTAACGATTTAATTTTTGACTATTCTCAGGGTCATTTGGGTATTAATACCAATACACCGGGAACGGCTTTAGATGTACACCACGACCAACCAACAATTGCAATTTTAAACCAAACTAATGCAACTAATGATGCACGTTTAGGTTTTCAAAATAACGGGGTTGGTTTATGGAGAATAGGTAATTTTTATAATGCAGGTGAAAATGATTTTGCGGTATATGATGCCGTAAATAGTTTAGAGCGTTTAAGTGTTAAAAACACCGGTCAAACTTTTATTGGCGCTCAAACTACATCAAGCGGAAAGTTAGTTGTAAATCAAACGGCTTCTGATAATGGAATTGTTGTTTTAGGTACAACCGCTCCCAGTATTAGAGTTCGTACTGCCGGAATAGGTGCAACGCAACAATTTGGTTTAGGTTTATCAACTGGAGTAAATAATTTTATTCAGGGTTCTGCAAGTGGCGATTTTTGTATTTTTAATGGTAGTAGTACTGCAAGTCCAATAACATTTGGTATTTATGATGCCGTTGCATTAAATAATCAAGAGGCGGCAAGAATAAGTGCATCAAGAAATTTTTTAATTGGTACAACTACTGATGCAGGTCAAAAGTTACAAGTTAATGGAACTTCAAAAATAACTGCAAGTGATAGCCAATTAACTTTGTCACATTCAGGAGGAGTTTATTCTACAACATTAGTAACTAATAGCATCGGTAATTTTTATGTTCAACCTAATGGAAGTTTTAATGCTTTAACAATAGCAAATACGGGCGCTGCAACTTTTAGTAGTACAATAACTGCAACAAGTGGTGTTTTAAAAAATAATTCATCAACACCAACATATTTAGATTTCGATGGAACAAATAGACCAAGCGGAAGAAATTACGAGTTAGGGACTGGATATTCAGGTGCAGGAAACGATAAATTTTATATTTATGATAATACTGCAAGTGCAACACGTTTAGTAATTGATGCATCAGGTAACGTCGGAATTGGTACTACTGATCCACAAACAATATTAAATGCGTTTAGTTCTTCTGCTAAAGGTATGGCAATTTCAAATAATTATCCGTTTATTGGTTTAAATGATACTGATGGTGGAAATTTTTATTTAGGAACACAAGCCAACATTGGTTATTTATGGAACGCAGGTACTGATGCATTAATAATTGCTACAAATAACGCTGAAAAAATGCGTGTTAGTAGTACCGGAAACCTACTAATCGGCACAACAACAGACAACGGAACTAAATTACAAGTTAATGGAACAAGTACGTTTAGTGATACAATTTATGCACCTGAGCAAAATATTTATTTAAGTTATCAAACATCGGCAATTAGGTCAGTTGCAAGTGCTGGAACGCAAATTTTAACACTTGATATGAAAAGTATATTTGCTAATTTTAATTTTAGCAGTAATTATACAAGTTTGATTGTAAATACTATGGTTGGTGCTTCGTCAATAATTATAAATATTTGGTTAAGTGCAGGAGCTACTGGTAGTTATAGTATTGTATCTACTACGGGAAGTACGACAATAACAAATGTAACTTTTAGCGGAACTGCATCTAATCCAATTATTAGCATAACTGCAAGTGCAGTTGTTTATTGGAAAGCAACATTAATTGCAAACGCAACATAATTTTAAAACAAAATAATATGAAACAAATACAACCTTTAGTATTATGGGTAAACGGACAACAAGTAACGGCAACCGTATTTAATTTAATTATCATTAATGATAACTTATTAAATAGTGCAACATTCTATTGGCAGTTATTAGATAGTGCCGAAGTAAAACTTGCAGACGGAAATTTAACAATGGTTGAACCTCAATATGACCAGTGGGGAACTTCAAGTGATGTAAACCAGTGGGCGTATGAATGGGCGGCTACACAATTAAACCTTACCTTAGCTTAATCAAACCTTAAAATAAAAATCTATGACAAACGAACAAGCATTAAACGTAATTAAACAAGTATTGGATGCAGCCTCTAAAGGCGGAATATTTGAGAATATGGATGCCTCTTTTTTAGCGGCTAATAGTTTCAATGTTATATCCCGTGCAATTTTAAAAGAAGATAAACCGGAAAATGATGCAAACGGAATTGATAATTAGTGTTTTCACTTTTGTAGCGGTTGCAAGTGGTTTTTATTTTACCACTAAAAGCCGTTTAGATAAAATTGAAAAAGATTTGGCAAGACATAATAATACAAATACCGAAATTTTAGACCGGTTGGCACGAATTGAAACCAAATTGGATTTTTTTACGCAAAAGTAAATGTATAAAATTCTACTATATACAAAAAGGAAGGCAGAAAAACTAAATGTAGTTGTTATGCCAAGCGAAAACATCAAAAAGAAAATTGATGTTTATGATGTATACGGAAATTTTATAGTAAGTATTGGGGATAGGAACTATTTAGATTATCCCTATTATGTAAAATTTTGTGGTAAGAAAATTGCAGATGAACGCCGTAAGGCATATAAAATTAGACACGAAAAGGACAGGCATATAAAAGGCAGCGCCGGATATTATGCCGACCAATTATTATGGTAATTAAAAATAATTTTATGTTTAAAAATTGGAAAACAAGCCTATTTGGATTAGGCACTTTTATCACTGGAGTAGCTACGATCATTAAAGGGGATATTCCGGGCGGTGTAACGGCAGTTTTAACCGGTTTAGGTTTATTTGCCGCTAAGGATAGCGATATTAATTTAAACAATCGTAAATAATGACAAAAGCCAATAAATTTATAATTATTGCCGCAATTGTTTTATTACTTACAACCGCAACCGCTATGGGAGTTTCTGCAAAAGCCTTAAATTTTATTAAATCATTTGAAGGCGAAAAATTAAAAGCATATCGGGACACTGGTAACATTTGGACTATTGGATATGGTTCAACATATAATCACGATGCCGGGCGTAAAGTTCAGGAAGGGGATATAATCGACAAAGAAACGGCACTCCGTTGGTTAAGATTAGATGCCGGAAAATTTGCAACTGGAGTTAAAAAACTGGTTAAAGTACCCATTAACCAAAATCAATTGGATAGTTTAACATCATTTGCCTACAATTTAGGGTTGGGAGCGTTACAAACTTCTACTTTATTAAGGAAATTAAACGCCGGAAGTCCTAAAACGGAAGTTGCGGCGGAGTTCCTAAAATGGAATAAAGGGCGTAATTCAGCCGGTTTATTGGTTGAAATAGATGGTTTAACGAGGCGTAGGAAGGCAGAGGCAGAATTATTTTTGTTATAGATAGGGTTAAATACAAACAAGTAAGGAAACCCCCGAAATTTCTATTTTGGGGGTCTTTTTTTGCCCTATATTCAAATTTATTTGGTGGTTTCAATTATTTATATATAATTTTAGCCTACAAAACAAAAAACCCTATCTTATGACATTTAACACCGACCAAAAAATTTTGGGTCAAATTGCCGCAGCGCAATCTAAAATTCAGCGTCTTGAGGCGCTCCGCTCACTTACCCCATTTGAACAAGTTACATTCTTTTTTTATGGTTCAGGGGGAAAATTCTTATCCATTAATGAAAACGACATTCCGTTTGATTTAGCATTTGAAATTCGTATTTTAATTGATGCCGCAATAGAGCATTACAACCACGAAATTAAGATGTTGGAAAATTCGTTTCAATGAAAAAATTACTAATCAAATTTATTGCGGTAATATATCTATTCGTGGTGTCTATTCCGATTACTATACTGGTATATTTTTTATATTATTTAATATCAATTATTCTTTACTTCAAAAAAACAAAAAAAAATGAAAAACGAGTATCTCAAATCCCTTCTGAATGGTTATGGCTCAATGAACGCCGTAACGAACAAAAAAAATGAAAAACAACCAGATTATCAGGGTTGGGTAAAATTAGATGGCAAATTTTATGAGGTTGCCGGATGGGTCAAATTTGGCAAGACAAACAATAAATTTTTATCAATTTCAATTCAAGAAAAAAACCCATTTCAAAATGAGCAAGACAAAACAATCTAAAGAGCCTAAAAATTCATTTTTACTTAATATTTGCACTATTGATGATGAAATTGTTAGGGTTGTAAATATTGAGCCTCACGAGGTCAATTTAATGAAGGAATTAATTACCGACATTTACGAAAACCAATCCGGCGGAGTTACAATCCGTTTATCCTTAAAATCAAAATATATAAGAGATGAAATATCAAACTAACGCTCCCGCTTATCCGTGTATGCCTATAAAAGATGAATTTGGGCGCATTATTGCCGCTATTCCCGGCTTTACTAAATACGAACAAGTCCTTTTATCAATTGTATGTGCAAAGGAAGGAAATAGCCGCACTGGATACCAAGACACACCCTCAATGATTATGAAAGCGGCGGTTATACTTACCGATGAATATTTTAAAACCCTACAAAAATTACAAGATGCAAAAGAAGATACAAAGGTGTTATTCAAATGTAGTCCTGAAATTCAGGCTTTAATAGTGTTTATAATTGCACTATTTTTATTCGGCTTTATACAAAATATTTAATGGAACAAGACAAGACAATAACCCTACCCGAAAAATTAGCCAAAAGAAAATATAACCCGGACTTTATCCCCCCAAAAGACCAGGTAGTTTTTACCATCAGCGAATTACCGATTGGCGTTATTCAAAACTTTATAATCTTATCAGGTGTAGCGAAGGCGGGGAAATCAACATTCCTCGCCGCCGCTATTTCCAGTGCTTTTATGCCGGGCGATATGTTTGGTATGAAATTTCGTTTTCCGGAAGGTAGGCGCAAAATTGCCTATTTTGACACGGAACAATCCGAATACGATTTTTTTAGACAAGTTAATAAGATTAAAAACTTTGCCGGTATTAATGGCTTACCTGAATGGGCGGACTTCTATTCGGTTCGTGAGGATAACCCAAGCGAAATAAGGGCGTTAATTCAAACTTATTTGGAAAACAACCCCGAATGTCCAATAGTTATAATTGATGGAATTTTAGACCTTATTTTTGATTATAACAACGAAGTTGAAAGCCGTAAACTTGTAAACTGGTTTAAGAAACTTACAAAGATTTATAATTGCTTATTTATTGGCGTTCTGCATCAGGGTAAAGGGTTGGGAAATCAAACCTTAGGACATTTGGGTTCTAATTGTGATAGATGGGCAAGTTCTACACTGGAAGTAGTAAAAGACAAAGAAAAAAAGACCTTAACATTACAACCCCGATTTTTGAGAAGTTCCGAAGATTTTGAACCGGTTGTTTTAATGAATTATGACAACCAGTGGCGGCAAATAGATAGCATCAAAGAGCCGGAAAACACAAACAAAATAGATCCCGTGAACTTTAATGAAATGAACCACAAAAAAATGATTTTGCAAATACTGGCAATTGAAAAACCTTATAAAGATTTAATTGCCGAAATTCAGGAAGTAACCGCAAAGGGAACAAGTTATGCAAAGAAACTTTGTAAGATTTGGATTGAAAAAAACCTAATAACAAAAAACTATAAAAATGATTACCAAAAGAACTTTTAAAAAATTTTTAGTTGAAATGCTAAAAACCGGTCTTATTAAAATGGTTAAAGTTAATAATCAAATCAGGTTTAAATATAACGATACAATTTTAACCAAAAGTGATATTGAATTTTTGATGTTAGCGTACAAAAAAAAACCGGTTAAATAAATTAACCGGCTTAGACAAAACAATGATTACCCAATCATTATTTCATTCACTTACATCACAAATATATGAAAACTATTTATTCCGCAATTGTTTTTTTTTATCCTGAATTAAATATATCCCCCCGAAAATATAGGAAGGTTACTATTTTGGATAGTTTTTCCGATTTTTTCCGT